TAATAGCTGCAAACGCTGCTGTGAACGTTGCACTTGACCAAGTTGAATCTCCAAAGTCAACTGAAGCAACAGCTGTTGAAGACGCAACTGCTTGTGAAGACAAAGATTGTCTTGTGTAGTTACTTCCTCCACCTGTGCTGACTTCGTTTGTTCCAGAGACTGTTGTGCTTGCTGTTGTATATACAGCAGCAATTGTTCCTGTATATAAAGCTATTTTAAAATCATTTCCACCTGACGCGAAGTTATGTGTTCCTGAAAACAATTCTCCACGAAAAGAGTTTGGTATTACGTTAGCCATATTTTTATCTCCTTAATAATCTGATGGAAACGGTGATTTAAGAGCCGTACGAATAACTCCATCCTGATATTCGTCTCTGCGTCTTCTACCTTGTTGTTCGATAGAATACGTTTGTAAAGCATCATTGTATGCCTGTTGGTAGTATTGTACCATATCTGGCGGACCTTTCAAGTACCCATATGCATTGATCAGGGACGCATACAAAAGTAGGTCCTGATATTTGTTAGACAAATATGTGCCGTTGGTGCTTGGTGGTGCAGCTCCTGTGGTTACAGTTATACTTTCAGGCTGTTTAATGTAAGCTAAAGTTATCTCATACTGTGCATCTGGTGTGGGTGCAACCACCCAAAAATTAGCGTCCCAGTTAGCATAATATTTTGGAAAACCTTGAGCTGTATTTGGTGTATCATAATAAGTAGCCATATAAGAGGTATCTTTTTTTTCTAAAAATACTTGCTTACCAGTAGAGGTATCTTTTAGTTGGGCATACCTAATAATTCTTAAATCTGATGGAATAGTTACATATCTGTTTCCAGTTGTTAAAGTTGATGTAGCATAAAATCTATTATCGTCATTATCTGCTGATCTGTATATTCTATTTTCTGCATTTTTAATTAATGTATCTAAAATAGCATCAGTTAATACTGTGCTACTAACTTCTGTATAACTTCTAATATCATCTCTTAAATTTGTTAGTGTGTAAGCCATTATACTATTCCTCTTCCTACTGGACTAAAATAAACATTTGGTCCACCGCCAACCTCTGTCGCTGTTGCAGCCGTTGGTAACGTAAAAGTAAAACCTGTATTTACCGTAATTTGAGACGGCTCACCAGGATTATTTTTTGTTGTAGTTGTAACACTTGCTACATTAAATGCACCAAAAACAGTTACGCCAGCTGTGTGCGCAAATGCTGATGTAAGTGGTGGTGTTATACCTCTAAACGGAGCGTTAGTTGCTCTAGTTAAATTTGAAAGTGTTTGTGTTCCTGTTGTATTAGTTTCATATTTTATAACTTCAAAATTTTTTTCTGGAACATAATTCGGGTTTGTTGCAGCTGGAGATGAAAAACTTTGAATAAAAACAAAACCTGATGATGGAAACTGACTTGTGCTATCACAAACAATAGTTGTAGATGAGTCTGTCATATTAGTTGCTAAAGTTGCAAATGGAGATAGTAAAACATTTGTTACACCTCCAACAGCATTATCTGTAACATTTAAAAATGTAACTGCATCTCCAACTTTTAATTGACAATTATCTAAAGTAACTGTTGCTGTTGTAGTTGCATTCATAGACAACGGATCAGGATTTAAAATACCTGGACTAGGTATTGATGGTGATCTAGGTCTTGCATGTTGTAAAGCTTGTGGGTCTGCACCATGTGGTTTAGGACTTACTTGTGGTGATTTTGGTTCAAACTCTGAAGTGTGAACTCTAGCACCTGTCCATTCAACAACCATTTCTTGATATGGAAAAGCCATTCCAGATCTGTCTGAAATAAATTGTGCATATTTACCTGATGAAAATTTTGCCATTATCCGTTACCTGGGTAATAAGTTTTTGGTGTTAAGAAAGAACTAGAAGGTGAACCATCTTCTGCTAACGCTCTTGCTAATTCATCTTCGTATAATAATTTTAATGGTTGCACTCTATCAATAGCCCATTTTTGTGACAAGTAATATGCTAAACCAGAAACCATGCATGGTACAAATCTATTCGGTACATCACCTACGTTATCATAATCACCCACGTCAGTTATTCTTTTAACATAATTTATATACACATAGTTTCCAGCTGCTGATGCATCTGGTGTAGGGTATAAAGTTATTGTTGTTCTATTAATAAATCTTTGAACCCAATATTGTGATGGTGTCCCTTTTGATAATTTATTTGAAAATGCAGAATAAGTAGATCTATCTACTTTAGTCATGGGACTATCAGATTGATTTGTTGTATTATAATTTTGTCTAAAACTAGCTTCCATAATATCTGAAAAACCATAGACTCCGTTAGTAGGCACTGTTGTTGCACTAGCACCATCTGATGTGTCTCTATAAAATATATATTCTGCTTGACCCTCTACTAAATCTATGTTGGTACTACCTACTTCCCAATAATGTAAACCTCTATTTTCCCATTCTTGAAATAAAATATTTAAGGATCTTCTAGCTGCTTTTAATTGATAACCTGTAATACCTTGAACTCCACATCTTTCATATGCATCTTCAATTACTTCATCAATTGTAAATGATGCTTCAAAGTTTGCTGTAGTAGCAATAGACCCTGCTGCAAGTGTATAAGCAACATTACCCATCCCTGCGTGGTTGGTGCAATAATAATATAAGGTTGGAGCGTTAGTAGCGACTACGATTGTAGTATTTGCACCACTAGTTCCAGCTGTTCCGTTTTGAGTTACACCAGTTGTGTAAGGTGCAGATGGTGAATTATTTGCGCTTGTTGAAAATGAAAAAAGATCACCTGAAACTGTAGAATCAGAAGTATCAAAGATATATGTATTACCTTCAATTAAATTTAAGGCAGGGCTAACGCTACCGTTGATATAGAATTTATCACCGGTACCATATTGGTTAGTCCCTGTTGCTACAGTGACTGTGTAAGTAATTGTAGCCACAAGTTACTCCTATCCGTCGAAAAATATCGTTACGCTGTCGTATCCTGTACTGATATCTATGAAAGCTCCATCATCAAATAATACTCCATTATCTGGAATATATGGATCAACCATACCTGCTGCTGCAGGTGCATCAATCTCAAGTAATTTTGTTCCTGATTGAGATGTATTTCTAATTGCTAGAGCTCCAGCTGTTCCTGAATCACTAACACCATGTAGACCTCTAACTTTAGTTCTACCTTCAAACACTATACCTTGTGTCGTAGATGTAGCAGAAAAACCTACTGATGTGTTTGTTGAAACAGCACCATTAGTTTCTACTTTAGTTACAGTTAAAAAAGCTTGAGTAGTTGCTACAGTGGTATTATTAGGTCCAGCTCTTGTTTCAGATACCGTGCTTCCACTTGCATCCGTTCCAGTAATTGTAAAATTAACTCCAGAGATATTTCCCGTTGAAGTCAAAGTTACAGTTGTAGCCATATTAGAACCATCACTTACTGAAGTTCCAGTTAGGTTCATTTCACCAGCGCCACCTAAAGTTTGACCAGCTGCAACTGCAGTTGTGCTAGCTGAAACAGCTTTAAACATTTTTGCTTTTACGTTTGTTACATTTGACATTTGTTTCTCCTAAAATTTGTGTGGGCCGAAACCCACACAAAATTAATTATTAAGATACTGTTGCACCGTTTACTGAACTAGCAACCCAACCTACAGTACTATTCCAAACTAAAGTAACTGATTCACCTACTGCATCGAAAGCAATTGTTGTTCCGTTTGCAAATGTAGTTGGAGTAACTGTTGCAGTTCCACCGCCATCAACAATATGGTTGATGATTTTAATTTGTCCTGAAGTTGATCCATCAGCTAAAGTTACTGCAGCGGCTCCAGCCCCTGTAGTAAGCTCTGTTATCAAATCAGTAAGATTAACAGCGCCTGCTCCTGATAATGTTTGTACACCGCCTCTGATAGTTGCGTTGTAAATAGCATCAGTAGTTATTGCACCAGTTGTTGCGTTTTTTGTTATTTGTTCAAAACCGTTTTCTGATCGTACCGGTCCTGAAAATGTAGTATTTGCCATAATTAAATCCTCCTAGTTTTCCGAACATAGTCTCTAGGCCGTCGACTATACGCGTCTATGTTCTAATTATAATTGTATAGTAATGAATTTATATATTATATTTAAGTAGAGCGCAAGAGGGCCTGCAATGTGAATTGAATTTATTCAACGATGTAGCTTTTTATTAAGTAGCTACTGAAACTTCGGGTGCAGCGGCTTCTATCTTATTTTGCTGATGTGCTTTTGCAGCTTCAGCAAGTTTGATATGGCTAATTACTTCTCTGACTTTTCTGTCAATCTTAACCATATTGAGAGTATATCTACCCTCCTTAAGATGATCCTGCTCCCATTCTAGGTCCAGACCCTTCTTCTTCGTGTACAGGTCCTGCAGATGTTGTTCCATCTTCTATAACCTCCTCATAGGTTATTCTATTAGTCCTTGGATCGTGCATTTCTCCAAGAGACTCCCACTTTATATCATTTTTTCCTAGTTTGTCAATGATAGCATTTTCTATATCAATGGGGCCATCCAAAGATTCAATAATAAAATCTGAACGTAATTGATAAGCAAATATTTGGACTCTAAATTTCTTCATGTTTCTCACCATTTATGAAATAAAATGGGGCGGTTTTAAGGCCGCCCCAAAATTTTAGATATTACGCACCTTCAACACCGAAGATACCTCTAGGGTCAGACGCGCCAAAAGCGTATCTTTCTCTAGCTTTGTATCTTACGTTGCCAGTATCGAAATCACCTTCCATTGCAGTTGTCAATGGAGCTCTGTTGAAATATTTCATTCCATTTGGAACATCAGTGATAATGTAGAATGAATCAGCATCAGTTAAAAAGTTATTAACTCTGTAACCTTGTGGGATCATACCCATAGATGCGATTGCATTGATATCATTATCAGCTGTACCAGTTCTACCTGCAGACTTCATAAGTCTTTCAGCGTTGAATTGGTTTTCCGAAGGAACGATCATTTTCACTCCTCTAGCTGCAACTTTAAGACCTCTTTCATCAGTCATAGCCGCGATGTCAATCAACGACTGTTCTAATGAAGTTTCGTTAAGATCTGCCTGCGTAGTCAGCGTATTTTTAAAAGTACCTGCTATCGTAGGGTGGTTCGTTGCAAATAAAGCTACTCCATCACCTGTTTTGAAAGTTGCAGTTGATGGTAATCCGTTGATTAAAGGCTCAACAGATTTAACTTGTTTTGCATTCGACATAGATCTTGCTAAAGCTTTTGTATATCTAGAAGCTAATCTATCGTAGAGGTTATCTTCGATAGCTTCTTCTGTGATTGCAAATGCTAAAGCTACAGTCTCCATAGTGTATCTAGCTGTGAAAGTT